TAAAGATGTAACATTGCAAGAGATTTTTGATTTTTGCCTTGGAAGCGACTCCAAAGCCAAATTTTTCACGAACGTTTTGGCTCACAGAGATGTAATTATAGAGAACTATAAATTGATGCAATTGTACGCTCCAACCCTCTCTCTACAGTGCCGAGATAAGGTGCATTATACGTTGGATAATTTTGAATATGATTATAACAAAACCGAGGTTATTCGCATGATGAATCAGGATGGCTTCGGCGTATTTAACTGGGACGATCTGCATGCAACGATGAATAGAATTTGTGTTGACAAAGCACTTAAGGAATAGTATTATTAGTCATGAAAGAAGCCATGAAAATAAACGCTGAGCCAGTGAACTTTTCCAAGTATGGGAAGTCTTTCCAAGAGAAATTATGCATGGTGATTCTGGATGATCGCGCATTTGCTGATCAAATCGAAGAAGTCCTTGATGTAAATTTTTTAGAGCTTAACTATCTTAAATTATTTTTAAACAAAGTGTTTGATTACCGTAAGAAGTATGAAGTTCATCCATCTAGAGATATTATGAAGACGATTCTTCGCTCCGAGCTCGATGATGAAAATGAACTAACTGCCAAGCAGACACGCGAGTTTTACGTTCGCAGTCAAATCACAGACCTCACAGATGTGGCGTACATTAAAGATACATCTCTCGATTTTTGCAAGAAGCAAAATTTAAAATCAGCAATGGTTAAATCCATTGGGCTTCTCCGGAATTCATCATTTGATGAAATATCTCAAGTTATTAATGAGTCCCTTAAACTTGGTATGAACAATGATGCTGGCTATGATTATAAAAAGGATTTTGAGGAGCGCTTCAAGCCTCGATTTCGGAACCCTATAACTACTGGGTGGGACTTAATTGACGAGGTATGCAAGGGGGGTCTGGGGCAGAAAGAACTCGGGGTGGTGATTGCTCCTACTGGCGCCGGCAAGTCGATGGCCCTCGTCCATCTTGGCACCGAAGCCCTCAAAGAGGGAAAGACCGTGGTACACTACACGCTAGAATTGCAAGACACCGTCGTAGCTTCGCGTTATGACTCGTGCCTTACAAAAATCCCCCTTCAAAATCTGTCCGTGTTTAAAGAACAGATTTATGAAGAGGTTCAAGATATCGAGGGTAGGCTTATTGTAAAAGAATACCCCACAAAGACGGCCAGCACCCAAACTATTCGGAATCATTTAGAAAAATTGCGAATGAGGAGCGTCCCTATCGATATGATTATTGTCGACTATGGTGATTTACTCCGGCCCGTTCGATATCTAAAAGAGAAAAGGAACGAGCTCGAATCTATATATGAAGAGCTGCGCGGGATCGCGTCGGAATATGAGGCGCCGGTGTGGACCGCATCTCAGACCAATCGGTCTGGACTCAATGCCGAAGTGATTACAATGGAGTCAATCTCCGAAGCATTTAATAAATGTTTTGTTGCAGATTTCATTTTTAGTATATCTCGTACCGTAGAGGACAAAGGAACCAATGGCGGTCGCCTTTTCGTAGCCAAGAATCGCAACGGGCCTGACGGCCTTATTTACCCCTTGTTTATGGACACAGCTAATGTATGTATCAAGGTATTGGAGGCTTCCCAAGACGATGAAATTATGGAAGTGAGCGCGAAGAAACAAAAAGAGGATCTGTTTGAGAAGTATAAAAAGTTTAAGCAGAACAAAGGAGGATAGGGATGTATAATGAAAGTATGGTGAGGAATGCCACCCTCGATTATTTTAATGGTGATGAATTGGCCACTAATGTATTTATGACGAAATATTGTTTGCGGGATAAGAAGGGAGCTTTTGTAGAAAAATCTCCTGACGACATGCATCGCCGTATTGCGAAAGAGTTTGCGCGCATAGAAGATAAATTGGGAGGAGGTAGTAAGTATGCACCTCTTACTCAGGAGGAGATCTACTCTTATCTAAAAGATTTTAAATATATCGTCCCCCAAGGATCTCCCATGATGGGCATTGGCAACAATCATGTTAATGTGTCTTTGTCCAACTGCGTGGTGGTAGAAAGCCCGGCAGATAATATTTCTTCCATTGTGGACACCGGCCGCGACCTTGCTAATTTGTTTAAGCGCCGCTGCGGAGTTGGCCTCGACATTTCCAATTTGCGTCCCGAAGGCGCCCCCGTAAAGAACTCGGCTCGTACCACCACAGGAGCCTGGAGCTTTGCGGATTTTTATTCATATATTTGTCGCATGATTGGGCAGAACGGTCGACGGGGCGCCCTCATGATTTCAATGGACGTGCGTCATCCCGACATTCTTCAGTTTGTTAAGATGAAGCAGGACCTCTCTAAAGTGACAGGCGCGAATGTCTCGGTGAAAATAAGTGACAACTTTATGAAAGCTGTGAAGGACAAAGAATTATTTACTTTACAATTTCCAGTTGAGGGGAAGCCAGAATTTACTCACGACATCGCCGCGGCCGATTTATGGAACGAGATTATTGAGTCCGCCACCGCCACCGCTGAGCCGGGTCTTCTCATGTGGGACAATATTATAAATAACTTGCCGGCACACGAGTATGATGGTTTTAAGACTGTTTGTACTAACCCCTGTGGGGAAATCCCCCTCTCGGCTTATGATTCTTGTCGCCTCATTTCTTTAAATCTTAAGCATCTGGTGGAAGATGCCTTTGGTGATGAAGCTAAATTTGATTTTAACAAGTTAAAAGAAATAACAGCCACGGGGATGCGTCTCTCTGATGATTTGGTGGAATTGGAGCTGGAGAAATTAGATAGAATCCGCACTGCAGCTGACAGTATAGATGAAAAGCGCTTGTGGGAAAAGCTGTGGTCGGCCGCCTATAACGGGCGCCGGACGGGGCTCGGTACCCACGGCTTGGCAGACGCGATCGCCCGCCTGAATCTAGCATACGATTCACCAGAGGCCATTGCGGTTATCGACAAAATTTATGCTACCATTCGTAATACTGCTTACGAAGAAAGTGTGTACTTGGCCCAAGAACGCGGCGCGTTCCCCGCATTCTCCTGGGCCCACGAGAAAGAAAACTCATATATAAAAAGGCTCCCAAAAAATCTTTCTGAAAAAATTGAGACTTTTGGTCGTCGTAATATATCCATTCTTACAAACGCCCCTACGGGGTCTGTCTCCATCATGAGCCAAACTTCATCGGGCCTCGAACCGGTATTTCGTAATGTGTATATTAGAAGGCGTAAGCTTTCTCATAACGAACAGGACCTTGAAGCTGATTTTGTTGACGATTTGGGAGACAAATGGGTTGAGTATGAGGTGTTGCATCACAACGTGCAAGAGTGGCTGGATCTACAACCCGACAAAAACTCTGAAATTCCTGCTTTTTTTGTTGAATCAAACAATATCGATGGAATGTCACGTATTGCCGTCCAAGCCGCAATTCAACAGCACATAGATCACAGTATTAGTTCTACAATTAATCTCCCCAAGGGGACACCTCCTGCAGTGGTGAGCGCTCTTTACAAAGAGGGATGGGAGCGTGGCCTTAAGGGTTTGACCGTCTATGTGGAGGGTTCCCGCAGCGGTGTTCTGGTGTCAGCGCCCACAAATACGCCGCAGGCCTTCCCGCAACATCGTGCTCCCAAGCGTCCTCTTGAATTAAATTGTAACATTCATCACACAACCATTCAAGGGGAGAAGTGGATCATTCTAGTGGGACTTATGGAAGGAAAACCTTATGAGGTTATGGGAGGACTTTCGAATTTGATCGAGATTCCCAGAGATAAGGCGGAGGGGATTTTAGTGAAAAACCCCCGTAAAACCATAAATTCTATTTATGATTTAAAAGTAGGAAAGAATGGTGATACAGTTATTATTAAGGATTTGGTGAAGGCGTTTGATAATCCGAATCATTCAGCGTTTACGCGTATTATCTCGTTGGGATTGCGCCACGGTGCCAATATTCAATTTACCGTAGAGCAATTACAGAAGGATCGCGATAGTGATTTGTTTAGTTTTGCCAAATGCATCGCGCGAATTTTAAAGAGTTATATCCCCGACGGTCAAAAAGCGACAGAGAAAACATGTAGTGAGTGTGAGACTGAGGGGCTTATCTATATTGAAGGATGCATAACGTGCAATAATTGCGGTTTTGCGAAATGCGGCTAGTTAGTGAGGTATGATACGATTTACAGAGAGAGCTTTAGAGGAGTTAATAAAGGCCGTGGAGTCTCATGAAGTGGTGCGCGTCGCAGTTCAGGGAGGGGGCTGTTCTGGGATGTCCTATTGTTTAAATATCGAGAGCGACGTCGACGAAGAAGATATTCTGCTTGACATCCCCTCGGTAAAGGTGTATGTTGACCCTCACAGCGCGGTCATTTTAAAGAATACCGTGGTTGACTATCATTTTACATTACAACAACAGGGTTTTGTTTTTAACAACTCAGATGCTAACACAACCTGCGGTTGCGGATCATCATTTAGTTAAAAAGGAGAAAAATTATGGCATATTCTAAAAAAGTACTTCATCACTTCGAAAATCCACAGAATATGGGATCGTTGGATAAAAACGACCCGAAGGTGGGAACCGGAGTTGTGGGCGCCCCCGAATGTGGGGACGTTATGAAATTACAGATTAAGGTGGATGAACATAACTGTATTTGTGAGACCAAGTTTAAAACTTTTGGGTGTGGTTCCGCGATAGCAGCCTCTTCCTTGGCTACCGAGTGGATCAAGGGAAAAACCCTATCAGAAGCCGCGGAAATTAAGAATACAGATATTGTGGAGGAGCTGTCCCTCCCCCCTGTTAAGATACACTGTTCAGTGTTAGCAGAAGAGGCCATTAAAGCGGCCATCGCCGATTTGGAGGGCAAATGACGTTTACACCAGTTAATAATTATCTTTATGTGAAAACAGTAGAGGACACCGAAACCGAAGATAGTGGTATTCTATTACCACAGGATTACCGCGCAGTTGAAAGCCCCTTTGCGGTGGTTGAGGTAGTCAACTGCTCGGGCGAGTCCGGTACCTTGTGGGGAACGGGATTGCGGATCGTTGTGGAAGCCCATATGCTCCGCGACATTGAGCACAACGGCAAGACCTTCACGGTCATCAAGGAAAACCACGTAATTGGTATCTTATCGGATAGTTAGACTATTTATAATACGCCCGGAGATACCAGATGAGCAAATTTTCAAGTTTTAAAAAATTTCAGTTGATAACTGAATCCTTTCGAAAGTTCCTGAAGGAAGATGAGGGCGGTGCATATTCCATTAAGCACGGAAGCTACGGCCCCAAGGGGTTTTATGGCCCTGATGGGGAAGAGTTAGTCGGCCCTGACGGGGAGTATGAACTTGCGACGTATGATATTTTAGCAGCCGTCGAAGAAATGCCCGCTTTCGCGCAGATTATTGATAAAAAGGCCTTCGAGGCTCACAAACAAAGAGAACGCGAGCAAGGCCGAGAGGAAGGCCCGGGACTATACCCAGATGGTGACATGCTGGAGCGGTACGCTGTAGGAGATTTGTACGGCAGCGGCTTATGGGATGCTTTGTTTAAACTCTATCTTGTCGCGGCAGGCGTTTCTAATCCACAAGTCGGAGAATATGTGGCTCCTGACGACGATGACGACGACTACGATTATTAGGATATTAAAATGAAACTTATAATGGAAAACTGGAAGAGGTTCTTGAATGAAGGAACCGACTTGCTCCAATCCAAGAATGGCAATATTATAATTTTTGCTGACTGGGCAAAAGGACATATTGAAAAAGGACATAAGGAACCGGGACTAGGATCAATCTTTGCTGACTTTGATCTCGCACACGTGGGGCAAGCTGTGTCCCAAGTCCACGTTGAGGGCGACGGCGGCGTCTATTCACTGAGCGCTCCGGGTGTGGGCTATGATTTGGTGCTGCCAATGTCCGACGCGCTAGCGTTGCCAGACGCCAAAAAGGTCGTGGTACAGAAAGAAGAAAGAGGCGAGATGATCGATGTGGTTGGAATTGAGACGTCGGCCCCTCTTGAAAGTTTTAAAACAAATCAGCTGTCGGTAGTAGCACGCCCAACCAGAGACTTACAATACGTGCCAGACGACGTAAAACAAGAAGTCGCCCCAGCAGTTGAGCAGGGTCGAGCTTATTCTCTTCTTAGCGCATGGCCAGGTAGGGGTGATGTACCTCCCGCTTCTCAATGGGGAGAAGACTGGGCAGTCATCATACCGCGGTAAAAGAATAATTAAACCCTTGACTTAGCCATTCACGGGTGCTATACTAGCACCATGATGGAACTGCCTCCTCTTAAATATACCCTAGACAATATAGTGATAGGCTGGCGCGAGGAGGCGATTTCGTTTGCGCGAGAGCACGGCTATCACTTAATTGTGAATAGTGACCAGCGCCCCTTCCACTATTTTGTGGGATACCAAGATGTGAAGCACAGATGGTATGAGGGAGTCTTTGATTTGGGGATGCGATCTCTATTACCCATTCCGTTTGATGTGCAAAGTTTGGGTTTCGAGGATGGGAACCTCAAGGTTATAACCAAGAATAACACCAAGGTCCTCCTCGAGTTTAAGGAACTTCATCTGTTTGATTTAGACCACTTTACTAATTTAAATGTGGAAGAAATTGTTGAAAATCATATAGTTCACGACATGTTTGACGTGGTACAGGGCTCCCGCTTGGGAGTAGAGCTTAGTATCTTTCTCCACGACGAATTCCTTAAGGTTATAAAATTTGTAACATCCAATAGAATTGATCGCAATACGGGAGGGGAATTTAAAGATATTATAACTAAGAGTGTGGTGTGTGATGAAGACATTCGAAATTTTGATTTTTCTGAAACGGTTGTCCGTCTTCTAGTAGAACGTAAACTACGCGACAGGAATATCAAACAACCCAACGGCCGCAGTCTTAAGCTGCGCCACTCCCTCAGACACTCGGCGAAAAACGAATTTTCGTTTAATGTGGTAGGGCCTCTCGATGACCGGATAATCTTACATGAGTAAACTCAATATGCCCGCCATTGTACCAGTCGCAGGAATGGATTCTGAGTTTGGGATGGAGTGGGACGCGTCCTTGGTTTTGGTGGGCCCCAACTACACAGCTATCGAAGCCTCGATCTATGAGTGCATCCACGCGGGCTGTTCTTCGATTTGGATTGTGGCCAATGATGATGTGGCTCCCCTCATTCGCCATCGCATTGGGGAGTGGGCCACAGACATTGATAGCGTACAACGCGGGAGATACATCCGCTTTGGCACCGAAAAACATCAGGAGGTCCCAATTTACTATGTCCCCATTCACCCTCGCCATCGTGACAAGGTAGACTGTTATGGGTGGTCTGTGATCTATGGAGTAAACGTGGCCTATTGGGTGATGATCAAAATGGGACGTTGGACGCAGCCGCATCAATATTATGTTTCCTTTCCTATGGGAGCGATGGATCCGAGGGAAGTATATAAACACCGTTCTCTTTTAAGGAAGAACGTCCCCTTCTATTTCTCCCACAAAGGAAAGACTGTGAAAGATGGTATGCCCCTGAGTTTTGTATTAGAGTCAGACGAGTGGCGCCGTGCCAAAAGAAAGATAATAACCAACTCTGCTACTTATAAAGCGCCCCCCGAAGGGGAGTATCCGACGGAGTTGTTGCCCCCTGAGGAGCGGCAGCGATCGCGACGATTTACACTTGCTGAAGTGTTCGGAGAAGCCGAGACAGGAACTCACCAAGAAATAGAGTACTTTTATGACTTGACAACTTGGGAAGAATATGTTAAATTTATATCATCGGATCTTGGAAAAAGAACCAAGCGTCCGGGAACTAAAACTATGTATAGAGGGAGAAACAAGTGACAGATAAAAAAATTCCTTTCGTTGGACTGCATGCTCATAGTGTGGCAGGCTCAATCTTTGACGCTATAGGATTTCCAGACGAACACATGGACTGGGCTTATTCTAATGGCGCCGAAGCACTCGCACTCACAGACCACGGGAACATGAATGGGTTCTCACACCAGTTCTTGCACTGGCAGAAGATGAAGTCTGAGGGGAAGGAATTCAAGCCAATCTTTGGAGTAGAGGCATACTTCTTGCCCTCCATTGATGAGTGGCGCGATGATTATGAGAGAATTAAGGAAGATAAGAAGCTTGCGCGGACACTAGCCAAGGAGGGGGATACTTCTGGTGCAACTGTCGAGGATGAGGAGGCTTCAAAAAAGGCGATCAAATCTGTTATCAACAGGCGCCGGCATCTCGTTCTCTTAG